GATACTATTGATTCTGATTACAGTGAAGGCGATATTAAACAAAGTTTTGCTGTAAAACCAGAAGACTATGAAGAAGAAGATATTTAATCATAAATAAAAATACCAAACTAAACCTCTGATAATCAGGGGTTTTTTTGTTTTATGAAAATAAATTAAATAAAAAAGTTGGTAGATGATATTATTAAGTGTAAGTTTGTAAAAAATAAGTAAAACATGTAAAATAGTTGCTTAAAATGCTTGACTTTTTTAAAAAAGATTCGTATATTTGTATATTAAAAAACTTTAGAAAACTAAAACATAACCTAGAAAAATAACAATTAATTAAATAAATTTAGAAAAATGAACAAAGAAGAAGATGACTTATTGGCAATGTTGGCCCAATACGAAGAAAACAACAAACCACTTTACGTAAAAAGCGAAACTGCTAAAACGTATGACTTAAAAAATTACTTTACAACTTACGATTTAGAAAAAGATGAACAATCTAAAACTAAAGAAATCAGAATCTTGCCAAATCCAAAAGGTGGTTCTCCGTTAGTTGAATTCTATGGCCACACAGCAATGGTTGACGGTCAAAAGAAAACATTCCCATGTTTAGAACATGAAAAAGGTACTGCATGTCCTTTCTGCGAAGCTCGTGAAGCTTTACTTGCCACTGGTGATGCTGGTGACAAAGAACTAGCTAAAAAATACAATGCTAGAAAAATGTATATCGCTAAACTTATCGATAGAAACAATGAAGACGAAGGTGTTAAATTTTGGAGATTTAATAACGACTACACTAAAAAAGGTGCATTCGATTTAATCCACGGTGTTGTATCTGGTCTTAAGAAAAACAAAAACATTTCTAGCCCAACTGAAGGTCGTGATTTAACTATCATGATTAACAGAAACCAAACTGGTCTACCAATCATTTCTTCTATTGTAGCACAAGATTCTGATGTCTTGAGTGCTGATGCAGCTAAATCTGCAGAATGGTTAGCTGATGAAAGAACATGGGAAGATGTTTATTCTGTAAGAAACTATGATTATTTAGCAATTATCGTTAGAGGGTATACACCTATCTGGGATAAAGAAGCTAAATGTTTCGTAGCAAAAGAATTAGCTAAAGAAAACGAAGCTGAATCTAATTCATTAGATTCAGAATTGACTATGGCTGTTGAAAATGTTAAAGCTAATGTAACAGCTGCTGAAACAGTTACAAATCCAGTGTCTACCACTCCAGAAGCGGAAGATGATTTACCTTTCTAATCAAAGGTAACAAAACAAAATAAGAAGTGAGAAATTGCTTCTTTTTTTTGCTAAAATAACGAGGAACAAAAATTAAACATTAATGGCGGTAAAACCAAAAAAAACAAATGAAAAACCAGTAATTGCAAAGGTAGCATTCGATTTAGATTCATTTTTAGAATCAGAAAACATTAACTCAGAACCAAAAGATAAAGAATTATCATGGGTTCCATTATCAAAAGCATGGCATGATGCTTTAAAATTACCTGGATTTCCACGTGGTTATTTATCTCTAGTAAGAGGTTATTCAAACACTGGTAAATCAACAGCATTTTATGAAGCGATTGCAGGTTGTCAAAAGATTGGGGATTTAGCGGTAGTAATTGAAACTGAAGGTAACTGGAATACTGAACACGCAAAACAAGTGGGTGTTAAATTCAAAGAAGTTGTAAACGAAGAAACTGGAGAGATTACCGAGAAACCAGATGGTTTTATCTTGATTAGAAACAAGGATTTGTACAATATGTATAAAAACTACAACCATCAAGATAGTAAAATGATGACTAAACCTACGAGAGGGGAACCAGTTATCGAAGATGTATCATTATTTATCAGTGAAATGCTTCAAAAACAAGAAGATGGTATTGTTACCAATAATATGTGTTTCCTATGGGATTCTATCGGTACACTTAACTGTTATAAATCAGCTTGTTCAAACACTAGTAATAATATGTGGAATGCAGGTGCTATGGGTTGTTTCCAAGCTATAGTTAACTTTAAAATTCCTTCTAGTAGAAGTATGGATAGTGAATATACCAACACTATGATTTGTGTTCAAAAAATATGGTTAGATAATATGAATGGAACTGTAGTGAAACACAAAGGTGGTGAGTTTATGTTCTTTAATTCTAGAATCATTGTTCACATTGGTGGTATATTAACACATGGAACTAAAAAATTAACAGCAGTTGCTTTGGGACAAGATTTCCAATTCGGAACTGAAGCTAAAATTAGATGTGAAAAAAACCATGTCACAGGTATTGAAAGAAATGGTACCATCGCATCGACACCACACGGTTATGTTAACCCAAGTGAATTAGATGCTTACAAAAAAGAAAAAAGACAATTTATCCATGACGCATTAAATGTTAGTTATGATGAAGAAATCAGTTTTCAAGAAGTTGAAGGTCGTCTTGAAGGAGATGATATTAGAGAGTAACAAAAAACGAGTATTAACCTTATAAAGGTTTAGAATGAACAAAAGACCACCAAAAAATGGTGAAATTAGAGAAGAAATTCAAAATACACTTTTAGTAGACGGAAATGCCCTGTTCAAACGGGGTTTTTCTGGTGCTAAAGACTTGTATAACAAAGATGGGCTCCATATAGGTGGAGTATACCAATTCCTTACAACACTTCGTATGTTGCTAGAACAAGAAATGTACCACAGAGTCTATGTATTCTGGGATGGTAATTTCAGTGGCAAACTAAGATACGAAATTTACGAGCCATACAAAAGTGCTCGTGGTAAAGACTACATTAACGGCACTCAGCCAATTGACGAATCAGAATTAAAACAACGCAGAATCGTTTGGGATTACCTAAATGAATTATGTATCAGACAATTAAAAGATGAGGTTATCGAAGGTGATGACTTTATAGCATACTATTGCCTCACCAAAAACAAAAACGAAAAAATAACTATCTGCACCAATGATAGTGATATGGCTCAATTAATAAATGAAGATGTTAGAATATTTTTCTTAAACTTTAAAAATTATGTTGGTAAAACCAATTATTCTTCGTACTTTAGCCATAATCTTGAAAATTCAATGTTGATTAAATCAATGATTGGGGATACAGCAGATAGCATCAAAGGAATTAAAGGTTTAGGTGAAACAACACTATTAACCCATTTCCCAGAGCTGACAAAAAGAAAAGTAACTTTAAACGAAATTATAGAACAAGCTAGTAAACAACAAGAAGAAAGAATCGCACAAAAACAGAAACCTCTTAAGGTATTGCAAAATATCATAGATGCCGTTACTGATGGAGTTCAAGGTAATAAAATATATCAAATCAATGAGAGATTGGTTAATTTATCTAAACCTATGATGACAAAAGATGGTATAAGAGCGTTAGAACTACTTAAAAATGGTTCTCTACTACCCGAAAATCGGGAATTTACAAAAGTATTTGAAATGATGAAAAGTCATGGAATAGATAAAGAAATTGGGGAATATCGATACCCAGAATATCTAGTCCCTTTCAAAAAGCTTATCGATAGAGAAATAAAAAATAATTAAAATTAAATTTAAAAAGTATGTCACAAACAATAGAAGTACAAAGAAGAACACCAGTAGAAATAGAAAGATTTGAATTTTCTTTCTTCGTTAACGATAACATTATCTGTCAAAGATATTTCAAAATTAGAGATTTTGATGAAAATTTTGCACCGTTAGATGAAGCAGCTGCTAGAGTATATAAATCTAATCCTACCAAAGAATTAGAAAAGATTAATGTGTTGAAAGAATTAGCTGATTCAGTAGCTGGAATACAACATGGTATTCTTCCAATCTACTTGAAAAAGAAATCGATTGATTATTTATGGGATAATTACAAACCATATTATGCTCAAAATGAAGATTCGTATAAAACACCACCAAAGAAAGGTGATATGTTTCAATTTGAAGTTAAGGTAGACACTATCTCTATTCTTAAAGTTGAATTTCCTAACGAATATTTCACTTTAAATCCTAAAATTAATGTTGATATTAGAGAAGTCATTCAAGAAATTATTACTGATGTAAGATATTTCTTAAGTGTAAAAAATAATGCAAAAGTGTCGAATTAATTCGATGCTTTTGCATATTTATAATAACAATGTTTTAAAAGAAAGGAAAGAAAATGGCAAAAATAGACAAAAGTAATTTAGGATATCTAGGGGCTGAATATCAGTTAAGACTTATCGCTCAGATACTTACCGATAGAAAATTCGGTAATGCAATCATAGATATTGTTAACCCAAATTACTTTGAAGATGAATATTTAAGAATTGTTGTTGGTGCAATTAAAAACGCCAAAGCAAAAGATGATATTATTCCAGATGTCGGTAGTTTGGAATTTAGATTGTTAGACGATGTTAAAGATGATACTCAAAGACGATATGCTTTAACACAACTAAGAAAAATAAAAGAAGCTGACCTTAACGATACTCTTTACGTGCAAGAAACCGCAATGAGATTTTGTAAACAGCAAGAGCTTATGAAAGCTTTGGCTGAAATTAATAAAATCATTAGTAAAGGTGAAGTTGATAACTATGAAGAATTAGAAAGTAAATTAAGAAAAGCACTTGAACATGGTGATAGCAAAGATGATGGTATAAACGTGTTTGATGATATTGATTCGGTTTTAGCGGATGATTTCAGAAAACCAATTCGTACTGGTATTGAAGGGTTAGATGAAATCATGGATGGTGGGTTATCAAAAACTGAATTAGCAATAATCCTAGCACCCTTTGGAGTTGGTAAAACAACAATGATGACTAAAATAGCCAATACAGCAATGCTTGATGGTTATAAGGTTTTACAATTATTTTTCGAAGATAGTACAAAGGTAATTCAAAGAAAACACTTATCTTGCTGGTCAAAATTTGACCTTAACAGTTTATCAATTCATAAAGAGGAAGTAAAAGAAATGGCTGCTAATATGATGGCTAATAGCAACGGTGGTGAGATAAGACTAAAAAGATTTTCTAGTGATGGTACAACAATTCCTATTATTAGACAATATATCAGAAAATTAATTGCAACAGGTTTCAGACCAGATGTTGTGATTTTAGATTACATTGATGTAGTAGAACCATCAAGAAGATTTGATGATGTGAATGCAGGTGAAGGTAGTGTAATGAGACAATTTGAGACAATGTTATTAGAATTAGATATTGCAGGGTGGACAGCTGTTCAAGGTAATAGAAGTTCTATTAAAGCTGATGTAGTTGAAGCTGACCAAATGGGTGGTTCAATCAAAAAAGCACAAATTGGACACTTTGTTGTATCTATAGCTAAAACGCTTGACCAAAAAGATAAAAGTACCGCTACTATGGCTATTCTTAAATCTCGTTTTGGTAAGTCTGGAATGATATTCGAAGACATCATATTTGATAATGCTAGAATCCAAATAGAAATGGGTGAAAACAAACAAGCTTCTACTCGTACTGAATATAAAAATAATGTAGAAGTTAAAGGTCAAAAAAGAACCAATGAAGTATTAGATGCTATGCTAAATAGAAACACTGCTTTAAATAGTGACTTTGTATAACAACAATTAAATAATTAATAAAAAACAAAACAATGATTGAACCAATTTTAAAACCAAACCCAGATAGGTTTGTTATTTTTCCAATTGCCCACCAAGATTTATGGGATTACTATGAAATCGAATTAGAAGCGATGTGGACAGTAAAAGAAGTTGACTTATCCAAAGACATTGAACACTGGAATAAGAAACTAAATGATAATGAAAGATTTTTCATTAAAAATGTGTTGGCATTTTTTGCTGCATCGGATGGTATTGTGAATGAAAACCTAGCGATTAACTTTTTAAATGAAGTTCAATATGCAGAAGCTAAATTCTTTTATGGGTTTCAAATTATGATGGAAAATATCCATAGTAATATGTATTCATTACTTATTGATACTTACATCAAAGATACCAAAGAAAGAAACGAATGTTTCAAAGCTATTGAATATATGCCACCAGTTAAGAAAAAAGCTGAATGGGCTCTTAAATGGATTGAATCAGATTCTTTTATAGAAAGACTTATTGCATTTGTTGCTGTTGAAGGTATTTTCTTTTCAGGTTCATTCTGTAGTATTTTCTATTTGAAATCTAGAGGTCTTATGCCTGGGTTATGTGATTCTAATACATTTATCTCTAGAGATGAAGCGTTGCATGCTGATTTTGCGATTCATTTATTAAACAATCACATTGTAAACAAACCAAGTAAAGATAGAATCAAAGAAATATTTTTATCTGCTTTGGAAATTGAGAAAGAATTTATAACAGAATCTTTACCAGTTTCATTGATTGGTATGAATGCTGATTTGATGAAACAATATTTAGAATTTGTTGTAGATGGTTTATTAATTCAATTAGGTTGTGAAAAAGAATTCAACTCAAAAAATCCATTTGAATTTATGAATCAAATCACATTAAAAACAAAACAAAACTTCTTTGAAGGAAGGTCCTCAGAGTATAAAGCAGCTGATTTATCTGGTGCTATTTCATTTGATGAAGAAATATAAGTAAAATATGCAAGTAGTAAAAAGAAACGGACAAAAAATAGATTTTAATCCAAATAAAATCTTATTAAGAATAAAAAAACAATCAGATGGGTTAAAAGTTAACCCTGATGAGTTGTTCTTGAAAGTAACGCAAGGTATTGCGGACAACATGACTACAAACGAAGTTGATGATTTGATTTCGATTGTTGCTGAATCATTATCAATGAATCACCCAGATTATTCAATCTTGGCGGCTAACATAGCTATTAGTAAGCTTCATAAAGAAACTGAAGATAACTTTATGAAAGCAACTAAAAAACAGTACAATGCTGGGTTATTAAATGATTTCTATTACAATAAAGTAAAAGAAAATATTGAACTTATTGAATCAGTAATTGATTATAAAAGAGATTTTCATTTTGATTATTTCGGATGGTGTTCATTAAAAGATATTTATCTTTTAAAAACAAAGGATGGTCAATTGGTTGAAAGACCACAACAATTATATATTCGTGTTGCCCTTATGGTAACTAACAATGCTGATGATTTCAGAGAAAAATATAATGATTTAAGCAATCAAAAAGAATCTCCAGCAACACCAATTAAAATTAATATTGGAACCAAAATTGGACAAATAGCATCATGCAATTTATCAATTGTTCCAGATGATTCAACTGAAGGGTTATTATCAATGTTGGGTAGAATATCGATTTCATCTTCTAAAGCAGAAGGTATTGGTCTAGCTGTATCTAATATTCGTTCTAGAGAAACTAATGTAGGTAATTCTGATGGTAAAGCTGGTGGTATATTCAAATATCTTAAAGTAGTGAATGAAGCACTTAGATTCTGGAACCAACGTGGTAAAAGACCTGGTTCATGTGCTGTTTATATAGAGCCATGGCATAAAGATATTTTCGATGTATTGGATATGAGAAAGAAAACTGGTGATGAAAGTCTTAGAGCTAGAGATTTGTTCTCTGCACTTTGGATTCCAGATAATTTCATGAGAGCAGTAGAAGAAAATTCTGATTGGTATTTATTTTGTCCTCACGACATCAAAATAGCTGGTTTAAAGCCATTTTATGAAATTTATGGTGCCGAATACGAAGAAGAGTATAATAAAGCGGTAGAAATGGGTATTGGTACCAAAATCAAAGCACATGATTTATGGTTGAAGATACTTGAAGCACAAATTGAAAGCGGAATGCCTTATATGTGTTTTAAAGATTCAGCTAATATCAAATCGAACCAAAAGAATATGGGTGTTATTCACTCTAGTAACTTATGTAGTGAGATTATGGAAGTAACTGATGCCAACACAACAGCTATTTGTACACTTACCAGTATTCCAGTTCAAAAATTTGTTATTGATGGGAAATATGATTACAATGAATTAGGCCGTGTTGCACGTTCAGTAACAAAATCACTTAATATCGCTATTGATGTAAATGAATATTCAACTGAAGAAGGTCGTAAAGGTGGTTTAGAGCAAAGAGCATTAGGAATTGGTATCCAAGGTTTAGCTGACGTATTTGCGTTGCTTAAAATTCCTTTTACAAGTCCATTGGCTAGAACAATTAATAAAACAATTTTTGAAACGATATATTTCAATGCGTTAAGACAATCATGCGACTTGGCTAAATATACTGGTTTAACTTATGATGGTTACGAAGGTTCACCAATATCGCAAGGTATTTTCCAATGGGAAATGTGGGGGTTAACTGAAGCTGATTTATCTGGAATGTATGATTGGAAAACATTAAGAGAAGATATCTTAATCTATGGTATTAGAAACTCTTTGGTTACAACATGTCCACCAACAGCAAGTTCTGCACGTGTAATAGGTTCTAACGAAGCTTTTGAACCATTCACATCTAACTTATATGTTCGTAGAGTAACTGGTGGTGAGTTTGCTATGGTAAACAAACACTTGGTTAGAGAATTAGAAGAAGAAGGGATTTGGAATAGAGAAACACTTCAAGAATTAATGAAGAACGATGGTAGTGTTCAAAACATACCAACAATTAATGAAGACATTAAAGAGAGATATAAAACAGTTTGGGAAATATCACAAAAATCTCTTATTGAAATGTCAGCTGAGAGAGGCCCATTCGTAGACCAATCGCAAAGTCTTAATATTTTCTTCTCTACTCCAACAGTTGGTAAGCTAACTACTTCACATACACTAGCATGGAAATTAGGTCTTAAAACAGGTCAATATTACTTGAGAAGTGAATCTGTAGATAATAAAGCTAAACACTTAGCGATTGATATGGATAAGAATAAACCAGAAAAACCGCAAGACAGTCAATTTGAATGCTTCGGGTGTTCATCATAATAAAAATCAAAGGGACCTAAATGGTCCCTTTTTTTATTTGCCATATTTACTTATAAAAATAATTTATTATCATATTTATCTAAAAAAGAATAAGTATGAAATATATTAATATAAATTACCCATTTAAAGATAGTCCTAAAGGGTTTTTTTTAGATTTAAATTCTGATGATGCTTCAGCAATAAAAGCTGACCTTATGCACCTCGTTTTAACTAGAAAAGGACAAAGACTTTACAACCCAGATTTTGGTACTGATTTATTAAAATTTATCTTTGAACCTAATGATAGTTTAACATTAGCAGGTATTAAATCAGAAATGACTACTGTAATAAAAAGATATTTACCTAAACTAAATATTGATGAAATATCAGTAGCTGAATCTCCTGAAAGCGAATATGCTGCGGTAGTTACAATAAAATACACAATAACAGATGATGTCTTTACAACACAAGACTTAGTAATAATAAATATATAATGGCAAATACAGGAATACACTATACCTCTAGAAACTTCGCTGAAATACGTACCGACTTGGTAAATATGGTTAAGCAATACTATCCAGATATTTTTGGAGATTTTAATGATGCATCGGTAGGTATGATGCTTTTGGAGCTTAATGCGGCTGTTGGTGATATGTTATCAACCAATACTGATAGAATGTTTCAAGAAACACAAATTGATTATGCTAAAGAAAGAAAATCAATTCTTTCCATGGCTAGAACATTTGGTTTAAAAATACCAGGTAAAAGACCTAGTGTAACTATTGTAGATTTTTCAGTAACCGTTCCAGTATTGGGTGATTCATTTGACATCTCATACGCTCCAATTATTAGAACAGGTTCTCAAGTAAATGGAGCTGGTAAAGTTTTTGAAGTTAATAACGATATTGATTTCAGTAATCCATTTAATATAAATGGAATACCTAACAGACTTATAATACCGAATTTAGATTCAAATGGTAATTTAGCTAACTATACACTTACTAAAAGAGAAATAGTATCTAATGGTTCTTCTAAGATTTTTAAAAGAGTTTTAACTAGTGCTGATGTAAAACCATTTTTAGAGATTGTTTTACCAGAAGATAATGTGATTTCAATTGAATCAATTATTACATTACCAGGAACAAATTTTATAAAGTTGCCAACACTTGATGATTTTTTAAACTTAGATAATAGATGGTTTGAAATGGATGCTTTGGCTGAAGATAAAGTTTTCATTGAAGATAATTCTAGAATTACCGATAGTTCTAGTGTAAGACCAGGAAAG